TCTGACATTAAGAGCTTCTCAATCGGGGATTATCTCTGCGGCGGAACTCTTAGCCCTTCAAGCAGATATGGACCCGGAGGAGTTTGCTCAGGAGTACGAGTGCTCCTTTGACGCAGCGCTGAAGGGGTCCATATTTGCGACGGAGATCAATCTGCTCTTTGCCGAGCGGAGAGTGCGGACCTTCCAAGATCCACGGTTGTTCGATCCGAACCTGCCCACACACGTGGTCTTTGACCTTGGGTTCACGGATGCCACGGTGACGATTTGGTGGCAAGAACCTAAGGAGAAGAACCGGCCCATTAACATCGTTCGGTGCTACGCTAACGAGGGGCAGGATATTCTCCATTACATCGACGACATTCAGGCATACTCGGCCCAGCGGGAACTCGGTGATGTCTGGCTCCCACACGATGCTCGAGCAAAGAACCTTCAGACTGGTCGCTCTATCGTGGAGCAGTTCTTGGAGAACGGGATTCGCCCACGGATCGTGCCACCGCATAAGGTGCGCGACGGCATATCGGCAGCTCGGAGAGTGTTCCCACGGATATACATCGATGAAGAGACCACCGGGGAGCTTTTGGAGGCGCTGAAAGCGTACCGGCGCGAGTGGTCGGATGATCTGGGCATGTTCGTGGATCGCCCCGTGCATGACTGGGCCTCCCACTATGGTGATGCCTTCCGCTACCTGGGAGTGGTTTCGGGGAAGGAGACATTTGCCTCCCCGGACCCATCGCCCCAGTCACGGATCGCTCCGCATACCAACTACAACCTCGAAACGCTGTTCACGGACAACGAAGCCCAGCGACGATTCGCACTTAGGAGAATCTCATGACTGAAGTGATCGACACCTCCACCGGTGAAGCCAGTGTCTCCCCCGCCCAGAAGTGGCAAACGGAGATCGACAAAGCGCTGAAGGAGATGGAGAAGTTCCACACGCGTGCCCGCAAAGTCAATCGCCGGTACGTGGATGAGCGTGACGCGGTCGAGGCGCAGAACAAGTGGTTTAACATCTTCTATGCCAACACGGTCATTCTGGAGAGCGCACTCTATGCGCAACTCCCGAAGCCGGATGTCTCCAGGAGATTCAAAGACTACAAGGACGACATTGCCCGGGTGGGGGCAAACATCCTGCAGCGGAACCTGTCCCAGGATATGGATGATCCCAGGGACACGTTCGATGAGGTCATGAAGCAGTGCGTTCAGGACAGGCTCGTGGCCGGTCTCGCCCAGTCCTGGGTTCGACTGGAGACCACTACCACCGGCACGGCGGCGGACCAGACGCTGAGAATCACGGACCAGCGTGTAATCATCGACTACGTATTCTGGGAGGACTTCATTTGGTCCCCGTGCCGCGTATGGTCGGAGCGGCGCTGGGTCGGTCGCCGGGTGTATCTGGATAAGGATGAGGTGACCAAGCGGTTCGGCAAGGACAAGGCGAATCAGCTTGTCTACAAGGAAACCTCGGGGCGCAACTCCAAGCAGTTTCCCCAGGATATCACTCCCGAGCATTCGGCAGTCTCGAAGGCTGAGATCTTTGAGATCTGGTGTCGCACGAGCCGCAAAGTCATCTGGGTCTCCAGGAACATCCCGCTGATCCTGGAGGAGATCGATGATCCGCTGAAGCTCATGGGCTTTGACCCGTGTCCTCGGCCCATGCTGGCGAACATCTCCACCAGCAACACGGTGCCGCGGCCTGACTATTACATGATCCAGGATCAGTACAACGAGCTGGATACGGTGAACAACCGGATCTCGTTGCTGGTCCAAGCGTGTAAGGTCATCGGTGTATATGACCGTGGCTCGGATGGCGTCCAGCGAATGCTCCAGGAGGGGTTCGATAACACCCTCATCCCGGTGGATAACTGGGCGATGTTCGCCGAGAAGGGAGGTGTGAAGGGGCAGGTCGATTGGCTCCCACTCGAGCAAGTGGTGAATGCCCTCCAACGGCTTCAGGAAGCCCGCGAGCAGATCAAGGCGCAGATCTATGAGCTCACCGGTATCGCTGATATCGTCCGTGGTGCCTCCAAAGCCTCGGAAACCCTTGGGGCCCAGCAGATCAAGGCTCAGTTCGCCTCGGTTCGGATCAAGCGGCTTCAAGATGAGGTGGCCCGGTTCGCGGCGGATATGCTCCGGCTGAAGGCGGAAGTGCTCGTCAGGCACGTGGACCCGGAGATCCTCATTAGTCGGTCCAATATCATGAACACCGACGATGCGGACATGGTTCCCCAAGCGATGGAGCTGATCAAGAGCGAGGAAGGGTTCGAGTGGCGCATCGAGATTGCTCCCGATTCGCTGGCCCAGGCGGACTATGCGATGGAGAAGCAAGACCGGACGGAGCTGCTCATGGCCGTATCCTCGTACATCGAGAAGGCTCTGCCCATGGTCCAAGCTATCCCGCAGTCGGCGACGCTCATTATCGGTATGCTGAAGTGGGCCGTGGCCGCGTTCCGTGGGGCACGGGACATCGAGGGCTTGCTCGATAAGGCTCTGGATGAGCTGGTCTCCCAGCCGCCGCAAAACAAGCCGGACCCCGAGCAGGAGAAGGCGCAGGCTGAAAGCCAGAAGATCCAGCAGCAAACTCAAGCGTCGCAGATGAAGGCTCAGATCGACATCCAAGCGAAGCAGGCGGATGCCGCGATCAAGCAGAAGGCCGCTCAGATGGATCTCCAAGCCAAGCAGCAGGAACTCGGACTGAAGGCGCAGGAGAACCAGATGGACTTCCGGGCCGCGGTGGCGAAGATGGCTCTGGACGTGGCCGGTGGGGAGGAGGAGGGTGAAAATGAAGCGTGAGTGGGCGTATCTGGACGGCACTCCGACCTGGGTCGATATGATGACCCAGGAGGAACTCCAACGGGCAGAGTTCCCCGCCGACGCACCAGGCGCTCCCATGATCGCGGCGGACCTGCCTGATTTCGTCTCCCCCATCGACAGGCAGGTGTATTCCGGTCGGAGGGGGCTGAGGGAGCATTGTCAACGTCATAGTGTGGTTCCCACCGAGGACTTGAAGGGACTCCCTCCCAAGCCCACGGTGGCCCCCTATCAACCATCACGACGTGAGAGGGAGGAAACCAAGCGAACCATAGCAGCTATCATTGACAGTAGGAGGTACTGAAATGCCATCCAAATCTGCTGCGCAAGCCAAACTCATGCGTGCGGTAGCCCATGGGTGGGTTCCAAAAGGACAATCCAAACCACCTGTTCCGGTATCTGTAGCCAAGGAGTTCACGGCCGCAGATAAGGCGAAAGCCATGGCGGACAAACTGAGGAAGCGATAATGAGCGAACTGAGAGAAGCCATCACCACCGCGTTGGACGCTGCGACGACCCCGGCATCGACCCCGGACACCCCGGCCCCGGCTCCCACCCCCTCCGCGCCCGCGCCCGAGGCGAAAGTTGAGACGCCCGCGAAGGCCGATTCTAGCCCCGTAGCGCCCGCGAAACCGGACGAGGCTACCCCTACCCCTCCCCCGACCGGAAAAGCTCCTAGCGGCCCGGAAAAGCCTATAGACGGGGATTCCGCGCCCGCCGCTACCCCTTCCGAACCGTCCCCGGAAACGGAAACGGCCCTAAAAGCACCACAGTCGTGGAAGCCGACAGCGAAAGCCGTATGGGCGACACTGCCTCTGGAGGCTCGGCAAGAGGTGGCGCGTCGTGAGCGTGAGATCTCCCGCACGGTCGCGGAGGTCGCTTCGGCAAAGCAGTTCGCTACTCAGATGCAGGAAGTCATCCGTCCATTCGAGGCACGGATTGCCACCGTCGGGGTCCAACCGCACCAAGCTGTCCAGGAACTGCTGAAGGCCGACTACATCCTGGCTTCGGCCCCGGCTCCCCAGCGAGCAGCGTTCATGGCGAAGTTGATCGCTGACTACGGCATCGACATTGCTCTGCTCGATCAGGCTTTGGCGGGGAATCCCCAAGCGATCAATCCTGTCCAACGCACGGTACAGGAACTGCTCCAGCAGCAACTGGCTCCGATCCAGCAGATCCTGACTCAACAGGCCCAGGAAGCGCAGAAGGCTCGGGAGGCGCAGAACCAGACCTTGGTCCAGGAGATCGAGACCATGGAGAGCGATCCCAAGTATCCCTACTTTTCCATGGTCCGTGAAGACATGGCAGACATCATCGAGATGTCGGCGAAACGAGGGCTTTACTTATCCCTCGGGGAAGCGTATAATCGAGCCGTTAAGTTGAACCCTGATGCGGAGAAAGCGGTACAGGCGCAACAGGCCAAAGAGCAAGCAGCCCAGGCAACAGCCAAGGCCCAGCAGGCTCTGAGGGCTTCAGCCTCAG